TATGGAATAATGGTCAAAAAGCAGATGGAACTGGCCCCCACATCACTTCTAGAGATGGCACTATTTCAGATAAAAATAAATATTATTCTGATTTTAGAGAATATGGAAGCAATCCAACTCCTACTGTTGAATCAAAATATCAAGGAGATACTAGTGAACTTGATTGGTGTAATTATATAGATTTTGGTTATTTAAATATGACTGGCATTATAAGAGATTATAGAGATGACGCAGATGGAGAAACTAATTGGGGTTATCTGTCGGGGGCTGAAGGAAGAAGAGGATATTATCCAAATTATAGAGTTATGCATAATACTTTAGTTGATACAACTCATATAAATAATGAATCAGGTGTTCATCAAGTTGGATTTTTCGTAATGCCTCATAATTGGCATATGATAGGA